TCTAGATTTTCTTTATCTAATTTGCTATAAAGTTGATCTAAACTTATTCCAAAATAATCAGACATTGCAAACATTAGTTCAAAAATAGTATTTTGAGGACTACAGTTGATGAGACGTTTTAGCATTAAATTTAATGCGTCTTTTTCTATTTTATGCACTTGCTGCGGACTTATTCCTACTACTGCTCCTATTTCTTCGTAAGTCATTTCTTTTTCAATGCGCTTTTGTGTAATCGCCATACTATTTTCTCCATTCGTGATTACTGACTAAACATCAGTAAGTTTGAATGGTAAAATAATTATATAGGAATAACAACAAACAAACAATACTTATTTTTAGATACTTTGACCAAATTCCTCATCATCATTTTTAGCTGCTTTTTTCACTATTTCCTTAATTTCTACTTTTTCTGATCCATTGCCTGTAAAATCATCTTCATCTTTTTGATCAGCTACAACTTTTGTTTTTGGCTTTGGTTGTGGCTTTGGTTTTGCTTTGTATGTTCCACCTTTTTCATTCGTATCAACCAAACGCATATAATCATAATCAACTTTCATCATGATCTGACCTTGATTTCTACTAAATCTACTCTTTGCAATATTCATCAGAATACAATCATCTTGATTAATTGCTTCATTTCTTGCTAAGGTAACAATCACATCTGCTGTCTGAGCAATACCAAGTGAGTCAGACAAATTTTCCATTCCAATACTATTACTATTATATGATTCACGATTTGTCTGCGATGCAGTTACAACACATACATCCAATTCACACGCCATACCACGAAGTTCTTGTGTTACAGCTTCCAACTTTCCATACATGTTGTCAGCATACAATTTACCGTTTGGCTTGATCAACTTCAAATAATCTACAAAGATAAAATCAAACTTTATTCCCATCTTGTTTTCTATATTTTTAATCAAAGAAAACATATCATTGGAGCTAACAGTGTTCGGACCATAATATTTGTATATTAATGATCCTTTCTTGCTTGATGGAGCTTCTTGATCGCGGCGAGTAATAGCTTTCTTCAAAGCTGCTTCTGGATCTTCATTTATCTTATTCATTGCAACTTGTGCATACTTTGCGTCAGTACGTTGACCAAGATAATCTTGCGCTAATTCCAATGAGAAATACAAAACATTATAACCAGCCAAGGTCATATTCAATGCACTATCATTCAGAACCAAAGTTTTACCAATGTTTGCTGGACCAGCATAGATGAATATAGATTTTCTTCTGTATCCACCACCAACCAATGTATCTAATGAAGGATATGTTGTACTGATACTTTCATTTAAAGTTCCAGTACGTTCCATACGTGCTTCCAAATCTCTAAAGTAATCCAATCCATAGTCATCATTGAATGATAACTTTTCATAAGCTTTGTCAAAAATATCTACAATTTCATCAAACTTTTTTGCTTCAACTAATTCAACACCCGTCATGATCGCTTGGATGTACACATTTCTCTTGATAAATCCTTGAGTCTCTTCTTCAATTATCTTTTGATCATTCGTTGGAATGTTGATCATTTGAATATTGTCAGTCAACTCAATTAACGATTGTCTCTTACTCTCATCTTCCGGTTTCGGAAACATTTTTGGAATGAGAATATCTTGAATAATCGGAAAACTTGGAGCACGATTATTTCTCTTATAGAACGCATGGATACCTTTGATAATATCTTCGCAACCTGATTCAAAGAATTTTGGATCAAGTTTTGAAAGATAATTTATAGCAAACCCACTATTCAAAACGAGATTCTTAACGATATATTGTTCTAATTTGCTGATAGCCATCTAAAAACCTTGTTTGAATAGTGTGTGTTTGTGAAAAATAAACTAATATTATTTTTCTACTGCGGCGTCTACTTCTGGTGCTTCTTCAGTGTCGTCTATTGTTATATTGAACTTTAAAGACTCTTCAACTTTTTTGTTTAATTCTTCAAAAATAGGACCAAACACTGCTGTTGTGAAAATCTGTGTTTCAAAGAAACTCTTATCCAAATGCTTCACATAAAGGCGAGTTGCACGCTTTTCAATGAAACCATGAGTAACAGCATCTTCAAGCAATCCGTACCACTTTTGAATGCCCTTTTCAAAGTCACAATAAATTTCACTCTTTGTGCCTTCTGGAACGAAACGATTCTTTTCAGCAGTAGCAATGATGATATTACCAGTTTTTGTCTTGACAGTATCACCTAATGCATTCTTGCCATCTTCTTTTACTTGACGCTTTCTCAAGTAAATAACTGCTGATGAAGCGTACATGAAGCCTTCGCCACCAGTCATCTTTGTTTGTGGTGCTGCTTGTGGGTTTGCTGCTGCTTGTTCATATGTATGGTTTGTGCAAATCATAGGAATACTATGTTGAGCGCATTCAATTGTCAGAACACGCGCACATGCACGCAATTCTTTTGCACGTTGACCCATGTCTGATGCTGACTTATCTTGCTCAACGTCATTCATTTCCTTTGTACCCATCATGCCGCCCAATGAGTCACAGAAGAAGAATACTGGCGCATCCTTTGTATCTTCATCAGCACGCCAATCCTTCATCATTTGAACAGCGGCATTTCTGAACTCTGAAATTGTTTTAACTGGAACGTAGATTAATTCATCTGTGCGTACACCGAAACGTTTCATGAAATCATCATCAATTGCGTTTTCTGAGTCAAAATAAACAATTGTGTATCCCTTGTCTTGCGCTTCTTTACATGCTCTTGCACAAATCAATGACTTTCCTGTACTTGATGGACCAGCGATAACATAAAGACGATTGTTTGCAAATCCTTTTAGATATGAACCGCTGAGAACTCTATTAAAGGAATATGAACCAGATGAAATCCAATCTGTTACATTACTGATTCTACTTTCACTGAGAACTGATGCATAAACATTCTTGTTGTATTTCTTCAAGAAATTCTTTGCTCTGTTTACTGATGCGAGGCATGCTTCACCAGTATCATTTTGTTCTACTACTGCTTTTACTTTTTTTTCTTTTGCCATGATGGCTCCTTATTTGTTACTTGTTTAGCCGAATAAATCGTCAATATTCTCTTGGTCAAATTGTGGCATTTGCCAACGTAAAACGTCATAAAATTGACGAATTGGTTCAAAGAATACTTTATTCCACATTTTATCATAATCTACATAACTATCCAGACCAAACTCTTTTGGTAGATTATCTTTAAATGCTATTGCATCAATGTTATATGGATTATTTTCTATCAAGTAAACTAATTTTACTTTGTCACCTTCAAAGATTTCTTCATATTCATCACTAATGTCTTTTGCCTTCAATAAACTGTTGTACGCAATAGTTGCTTTAACATGTCCAGGAGTCCCTTTGATTGGTAATCCATCAATACCAGTGTACTGTGCAATGTTGTTTACGTTTGTAATTTTTGCAATCTTTGGAAATTCTGCTTTCTTGAATTTTTCGTAAATGATCTTAATTGCTTCATCTGAATCTTTTACATTTGCAGTCTTCAACAGATTTAGAATATATGAACGCATGAAATCACGAACGATTTCAGGAGTTGATGACTTGACCATTTCCAAGCCTTTGGCTTCAATTTCATGGTCATCACCTTCTTTAATATCTTTCTCTTCCATTTTCATAACCAAAGCAGCATAGTGCTTCTTACTCAAGAAAATCGCTCTACGTGCAATCATTTCACGCTTGAAGAAAATCTTACATTCACTTCCATTCATTCTCTTAGTAGTCAAGAGAGTCATGGCATTATTGATAATCTTGAAGAAAATTGGTTCAATATTCTTTTCCAAAAATTCTTTTGTCTTTTCTGGTGTATTCTTGAACTTGATTGAATCCAAAACTGCACCAGCTTTGAGATACAATGAATCAGTATCACCATAACTCATGATGTTTGTTACTGGAACTGCATTCAATTTCTTACCAGCTTCAGTTGATGCCCATTTAGTTTTGAAGAATAAATCCAATGCTGCCATTGCTGACTTCAACACTTCTTGACCACTGACAGTTACTGCCAAAGCGTTATCACGATCATACAATCTTGAATATTTACTTCCAACATAGCCATAAACAGAGTTAATCAAAATCTTATAGTTGTGTTGCAAACCTTTTTGTAATTGTTCTTCTGCTGTATCATGTGCTTCTTGTGCTTTTGTCATTAACTTCTTGTGATATTTTCTCTTATCAAACCAATCTTTAACGAAAGTTGCGACAACACCTTTCTTATCATGACGATAAATTGCACCATTTGCTGCGATGGTCCAACCATTTGTTTTGATCTTTTCAATCACATCTTTCAATTTCAAATCTTCATTACAGAACAATTCCATTTCTTCTGCATCAGTTGGCTTGCCTTCCAATGCATCAAATATTGGATGAACGAATTGTTCATGAACTACCATTACTTTTGTTTCTGGTGAAATATTGTGCTGAATCATAACTGATGGATACAGAGAAGTTGCGTCAAATGACATAACCCAATCTTGCATTCCAACATCTGGATCACGAACAAATGCACCCAAATACTGATCATTTCCATCTTGTGGCGGTACATCTGGAAGAATAATTTTGTCTACACTCAGACGACTAATGAATGCGCCATCAAGAACTTTGGTTGTCTTGTCAAATTGTTCAAATGGAACACGACAATTCAAACAAATACCAATCATCAAATCCATGAATTGAATACGACGATCTAATTTAACCAATATTACAACGTCTTGAAAGTTATATTCAACGTAACGCTGCCAATTCTTGCGATACAAATCTTTTAAAGTTCCTTCAAATTCAAGCTTAGTTTCACCCAACTCAACTTTTGCAATATAGCCCAACTTGAAAGATTCTTGTTCACCTTGATGGTATTTACGATACAAGTGTAGATAGTCAATACAGTTAATTCCAGTTATTTCATAAGTTTGCATTTCTTTGCCAAACTTATTTTTTGACTTCATTTCTCTAATATATTTAACTGGTGACATTGCTTTTGTTGCTTCAGCACCAATTATTTTGTAGCAGCGATTTACGATATATGGAATATCAAATCCACTACTATTCCAACCACTCAAAAAGTCTGGATGGAATTTCTTGATGAAAGAAACAAATGATGTCAGCAACTCTTTTTCAGTCTCAAATATCTTTACCCAAACATTTGGTGGCAAAAATGCTCTATCAAAATCTCTCTCTGAAAAAATATAATACTTATCCTGTTTTGTTGAATAAACAGTGATAATCGTAATTGGATGCTCTGCTAATTCTGGCTTAGGGAATCCCTTTTCAGAATGCACTTCAATATCAATGAAGAATGTATCATACTTGGGAATATTTTTGATTTCAGTTTTTGAATAACGATCAAGAACAATTCTATTTACAGTTTCAACATCAGATTCAAATAATTCTCTACCTGCTGCTTTAAACATTTCTCTTGCTTCGCGCATTTTTTGGTGCGAATCAAATTCAACTTTTTTAAGTTTATCGCCGAAGATAGATGTATATTCCCCTTCACCTTTCATGTAAAAGTATAAAGGAGCCTTTTCTTCAATATGCTGC